ATATATATATATATATATATGTATATAACGCAAGCGGTTACATGTACCGACAGTGATTGATTGTTGTTAACCATGATAACTCTAGGGCTAAACAAAACACCGCCCTCGTTCCTAACTTACCGTTATCGGTGCAAAATGGCTGCCAATAAAATGTTCTGCCAACTTATCTTGGCAGCGATCGCGCGGGCGCCTCGGGTAGTTCCACGAAGGTATTGTCTGGATTTGCACCGACTGCGATTTATAAGCTGATTAACCGGGTGCGGTTGCTGGTGTTGACTTGTATGGTTTAGTCACGAAGACGGTGAAAAAATACTTCACATACCTGAGTAAATAACCTAGATTTTATTGGACACCGCTTTCGGTCACACTCGTCTCCTTTTAGCAGTCCTTGAAGATTTTACAGTTGTAGGTTTTAATGTGCGTTTCCTAGTTTGTAATCCTGCTTGAAATATAAATTTGCGCCCTAAAGGGTATTGATCCAAATCTAAAGACAGTTTTTCTGTCATATCAACATTCCAGAATGTATATTTGGCAAAGGGATCTTCCTTTTCTTCTGGTGCTGCTTCATCTGGACATTTGGTAGCTTTAGAATATATGTATCTATATGTATCATGCACAGCATTTTCTGGAGTAGGAACAAAGCCTAACTGCCATTCTTCTAGAATACCAGAATTCATTGCATTAATCTGAGAAAGTACTTCTGGATTTAGAGGTATTTTACATAGTTGTAGTATTACTGATAATTGATATTCTTCAACATGTCTCAAATATTCTCTAATATTTTGTGCAGTATAATCTTCTATAGCTCCTGCATCATTTGTTACACTTATAGTAAAATTCGTATTTCTTGTGTTATCAGCTACTGTTATAAACATTTGATTACCCCACAGGATTCCATTATTATGACCCTGTGCTCTTTGCAACCAGAAAGGTCTATTAAAAAGCTGTGCATCAGAGGTGACTAAAGATCCACTAACTGTTGGATAATAAATAGAGTTGCCTAAAGTTCGTTGGTCCTGACCTACTTTAGCAGGTAAATAATATTTATGGTCTTGATTTACTGTGCCATCAGGTACTAAATCACCTACTGAACCTCCTCTGGTAAAGTAATGTCTTGCATAGCATTGTTCCCTTCTAGCAAAAAAGAAACAGGCATCTCCATAGATATCATTAGCCATGGTCAGGAAATCTGGATATTTACATGTTTCATTTACTATATCTAAACTGACATCTGATTTATTAAATGATAATTCTTTGTTATTTATGTTACCAAAGCCAATATCAAACATATCTCCATCCTCAATGATGGTGTTTTTTAATTCTAAAGGAGGACAGAGGCCTAGTTGGTTACCTGCATCAGGACAAACCTTAGCCTTATCCCAATGTTCTCCCATGCAAGGAATGCACCCAACTACAAACATTTGCACCTGCTTTGGATCAAAGGATGTGTTTTGTCTGTCATCTGTTGATGTGTTTTGATAATTATTTGAATTTTCTGTATCCCGAACCTTATTAAACAAAGGATGGCCTGTAGTACCAACACCTAATGGTTGTCCTCTTCCTATTTCCACACCTCTTAGGCCCCATACCAGTCTCTCTTTTTCTGGATTATACACTGATGTATCAGCTAAAGCAAATCTATTGGGGTCTGGTAATCGTATCCTGAAGGCTCTATATTGATTACCTGATACCTTAGGAACCTCTATTTTAGAACCATCATTATTTCTTACATCAAAATATGGATGTCCTACTGCTAGTAAGCGATCACTAGTGGCGTGATAGAAAATGTTGGTTCTTTCCACATAATCATCTGTGCTTTGGACTTTTGCTACTGGTGGTGTAGGTGGTAAATATACTTTACCATTTGCTGGAAGCCACAATGTCATCTGCAAAAAAATTATAAATATTTGCGTTTGCGTTTTTTAGAACGAAGACTAGGATGTAAATAAAAATCTCCACTATTGTCCTCCACATGAATAACTACAGCTGGAGCCTCAGGTAAAGGCAATATTATTTCTGGATTTACCTTAGATTCTGGATAAGACACTGTGTAACCTTGAATATCTTGTGTATAAAAATTGGTGTCTCTAGGGGTTTCAAATCTAGGAACAGTAACAGTATTGCTGCGTCTAGAATTCCCAAACACCAATTGTGATCCACTAAAATCCTCCACAGCATCATCAATTAATAAATCCTCAGAGTTAAAGTCTGTATTTTCCAACAAAGGTTGAGAACTTCCTATTTCTATGACTTCAGAGTCTCCAATATTTACATCTATAAATGTGCTTTCTATAGGACTATGCACTATAGTACTATCACCTGAGTGTTCACCAAGTAACTGCATTTCTATTGGAGCTTCTTCATTAATACTACTGATGTCTCTATAAAAATGACTCTGTGCACCCACCTGTGCACCACTACGGGTTCTAATGCTTGCCCTGCGACCCAATCTACTAACTCTTATGTAACCTTGTGGTGTCTCATTGTATGTGGGCCTTCCCAATCGTACAACATCTAGAAATTGTCTGTCTGGTGGTTCCTCAATGGTATCTAAATCTCTTTCAAATATTTGTGTAACCTCCTCTTCAAAAGTAGGATTATCAAATTGAAAGCGTACTAGCCGTGAAGGATTAGATAAAAATAAAGGATTTTCTACTGCTACTTGTTCTGTCACCCGTCTATTGTATAAAGTTCTACGGAGGGCAGAGATAGCCTGCCGACCCCTTTCTATAGGTGTGCTTGTACGTCTTGGAGGTGTTGGTTCCTCTATTTCAAAGCTATACCTACTTTGTAAAGGTTGCAATTCTATTTCTTCTCTAGCTCCTCCAACCAATTGCCCTCCAGAGCCTTCAAACACCAAGATGTGATCAGATGCAGATGATTCTCCAGCTGTTGATATGGACTCAGTAATTATCTGAAATGATGGATTATGATATTGTGTGCGTGAAATTCTTGACCTTACCGGGGGACTGGGCTCGGCAACTTCCAAAATGGCTCCTGACCGACGCCCCCCTCCTATTACTGGTGTATCAATCTCAGGATTATCTACAGGTACTGGGTTAATTTCAGCTATAGATTCCACTTCACCAGGTAAAAGGTCAACAGCAGTGGTATCAGTCATTGTAACAATACTGGGTGCTGCAGGATCAATTGGAGTGACTGTGTCAATAGGTATTAAATCTGCTGGACCAATTAATTCGGGTATGACCCCAGGGCGAACCAAAGTGGGGGCGCCTCCCACACGCACTCCAGGTCCTTCTCCCAAGGGAACATAGCCTGTAGTTCCACCAGTACCTTTACCTGTACTAATACCCAACCCACCAAAGAAAACAGCAGCGCTACCATATTTCAAAATTTTATCAGCTAGTGTATTCTGTTCAACTTTATTGACTACATCAGGGGGGCAAGTGCCTGCTTGCTTGCAACCCCTGTAGATGTCAGTTACAGAGGCACGTTTAGTTCTTCGTGCTCGAGCCATATTAGTATGTGTTAGTAGCAAAAAGCAGTTAGTATGTTAGCAGCACATTATATATCATCAAAATTCCCAAAAGACCAATCTACATTAGGTGGTAGTTTCATTGTTTGAATAAACCTCTCTCTTTCTTTTTTGGAATGAAATGCTATAAGCATTCTGGCCCTCCCCACACGTTCACAAGACTCTTCTCCAACCCATGACCACGTAGTACTAAAAAACTGAAAGCCTCCACTATGCCTTTTGCGTGCTCTGTAGCGATAGCATTTTAGCGTGTTTGGATTCCCCCGTAGCAGAATTACTGGGGGGTCGCTAGCTTCTGCCAATAATCTGTTAAGTCTTCCGTTATGCTGTCTACCAACTGATTGAAGAGACCTTCCCACTGCTGCAGGCGAGATGCCAACTCTGGTAGGAGACCCCCGGGACTGTGAGCGGGAGCGCGACCGGGATCGCGTTGTGGGCCCCCCTCCACTTCTCCCTCGCCCTCCCCTACTGGAGGAGCTGGAGATGGAGCTGTCTCGGGAGGAGGAGTCTCCTCCTCGCCTCCGCTCCCGTCTTGCTGTGTCCCCCCTGGCTTTTTCCCTGTTACGGGAACTTGATCTGGACCTTGCTGATCGTTGGTTCTTTTCTTGTCGCTGCTTCGGCGCTTTCCTTCTGGCGGTGGTTGTAGGGCTGGATGTTTTTCGCCCGTATCTGGGTTGTTTTCTCTGCCGTTGGGGACTGGAGGAGGATGTGGGTTCGGGCCTGGGAATGGAGTCAGTGGTATGGTGTGGCTGCCCGTCTCCAGCTGCTTGCGAAGAGCTAGTGACAGGAGCAAACACAGTGTCCTTATTAACATGCACTTCCCAATATCCTTGCTTGCCATATCTTGCAGCATCAGCTGCAAATGTCAGGTAATAGGTTTTTGAAGACCCTTCAATATAATAGGCCCCATCATAGTCCACATGTCCGTCTACCTTTTCCCAGGTATCCTCAACAGTTTGGTAATAAATATGAGTCCATACAGTATAGGACATAATATTGTGTGGATCGCCATCAAAGTACACCTCAATATTTCTTGGCCCTTTTTTAAAACAGTCTGCTGGAGGACTACGGAATGTTTCATAACTGGTTTGCACTAATGTCCAAGGTTCTTTCCCATATTCTGATTTTTGCAAAGTTTGCAAACGTAACATCATTCCTATGGCTGTTTTAGCTTTTGTTTCAGATGCTGCTAGGGAAGGCACTGTTTGATAGCCAATACGCATAATGCCATTTCTTCTGGCAAAATGCAGTAGCACCTGCTCCTCTCTTAAAAGCCTCCAATGTTCAATCTGTGTTTCCAGGTCATCACTACCAGACTCATATATTTCCATCAATTTCTCTTGCAGTGCACTGAAACGGGCGCTGAGAGTTTCCATCGTCTCCCTCGTCTTCTTGATCACTGAGTTCTAACTGTGTCCAAAGCCTTTTAAAAAAAGATTTCCAGCTTTGGTCAGTTAATAAGAATTGTGGATTATTGTCAGCATCAAATGGAAATTTATTTGGGAATTCAAAGCTTGTAACTCTACTACGGAGGTATCTATATTTTTCTTCTTTTAAA